TTCGTCATGTTCGAGGCACTCGTCGAGTATGCTGTCCGCAATAAGGTCGGCAAGTTTGTCGGGGTGTCCGCTCGTTACGGACTCCGCTGTTATCGTTCTGGTTGTCATTATTTTATCCTCCAATAATCTCCATTTGAATGTTCTGCCTATCGGCACTTTTGCTTGCGATTCCATCTCGAACCGCTTGTCGAAGTCCCGAACCGTATGCCCGTCGCCTTTGAAAGTTACGGGACTGTCTGCGTCCCATTTCAAAAGCAATGCCCATAATTCGGGATATTTTTTGCGTAGCTTGCGGAGTTGGTTCACGCCTTGGTTATGACAAAACCAACAACCGCCCCGCAATGCTGTCGTATAAATCGGCGATAATAAGCCGTTAGCCTTGCACCATTCCCGGCACATACTCTCCGTCCAATCGTATTCCACAAGCGGACTGCGTTTTGTTTCGGAGAGCGTATGAAACCTTGACGGTTCGTCTGCCGCAATGCCGATATAAACGACTGCACCCTTTTGGACTTTGTCAAGCACGTCGACTTTCAGCCGAGAGTTGCACCAATTCCCTTTCTGCAACGGAAAGCCGTATATCTTACCCCCATTCTTGCTTTTCTTACCGTTGCATTTGTAGTAAAAATAATCTTCATACGACTTTGATGCAGTGATATGCTCCACGACTATGCCGAACTTTTCCAAGATAATGGCGTCCGCTTTTGCCTTAAATTCCACCATCGGTGGGAGGTCGGCGGGGACGTCTTTCGTCGCCATAATGTCCACCGTAACGATGCGGTCTAACGGCAAGCCGTTTTGCTTTATGACTTCGAGCATAGCAAGGCTGTCTTTTCCGTAACTGATGCTTGCGATATGCTCCATTTACCCTCCGAATAAATGCGCTAAAAATTTAAGCGCATTTTAATTTCCAAAAAATAAAGCCTTGAAGATTGCCTCCAAGACTTGCACGACTATTCCGTTTCCTGCCTGTCGGTACTGCTGCGTACCGCTTATTTTCGCCGCCTGTATTTTGTCTATCTGCTCGTCTATCCAACCCATAAGACGCAGGCACTCTCTCGGTGTGAGCTTGCGGATTCGGATGTTCTCCGTTATGACCGCATTTCCGTCGCCGCAGGTCAGCGTGTGCGCTATACCTTTGCCGACACGCCCGCGCTTGGTCTTACTGCCGGGATAGGTTATGTTTACGAAGTCGCCTCGCTCCGCTTCCTCGTATCCTTGCTTGGTTGCGACCTTAACTTGCACGGGTTCTTCCATCATAAGCACAGCGGAGCTTCCGCTCGGACAAGCGCATTGCCCTGTAAGCGTCGGCGCTATATCTTCGACCTCCATTTTGTTATAAGCAACAAAATTCTTCGGTATGTATCCGTGCTTTTCTATGAATTCCTTGTATCTTCTGGCAACATACTCTTTCGAGCCTTTCTTTTGCTCCAATACGAGATTGTCTTTCTGCACCGACGTCAGCGTATTGCACAATCCTTTTTCATTGACTTCGAGCCGTTGCTCCGTCGTCGCGCCCGACGTGCGGTCGGACGGATTGTCGGGATTGCGTCCTCTCATTGCTACAATCACAGGATTATCCGTGTTGTCTTCGACTATCGGCAATATCGCCGTTTTGAATCCTTCGGGACGAGTCGTTATTGTCGGACACACTCCGCTGCGGTTAACTTTCTTATTGAATGCGTCCACCGTGTCCCCGACCTCGCATTCGTTTTCAAGCACCGTTTCCACCGCTTGTTTGAAAAACCGCTCGGCGGCGGCTTGGTTCGTGTCGATAATGACGGGAGTCTGTCCGCCGCCCTTGCCCATCGCTTCGGTAAGTGCCGGGCTGATTCCGTCCGTTCTCGGCGTTTGGTGCGCTTGCAGTCCGCCAAGCACAAAGTTTTCCGCTATCTTGAGTTCGGTGTTTCCGCCTTGCTGACAATGCACGGTCGGCGAAATACCGTCGGGTTCGTAAACACGACGGCTTATATCGTGCATCTTGTCCCACTTTTCGCCTACCACTTCTCCGACCTGCACGCACTGCGGCCCTTTCCAATCTCTCGCCAAAAGCGTGTTTGCGACTTGGTCGCCTGTCTTTATGCTGTCGCGTCGGGAATTGAATGTCGAGTTGACAATGCTCCGAATCGTGCTTTCTTTCAGATAGTATTTTTCGTCCACGACTGCATCTATCATATCGCGCAATCGGAGTTTCAATTCCTGCTTTTCGGGAAAGACAAACGATGTATGTTCTCCGCGTATCGACACACAGAATACTCGCTCTCTATTCTGCGGTATGCCGTAATCTTTGGCATTAAGTATCTGCCAATAGTTCGTGTAACCGAGCGAAGACAAAAAAGAAAGCCAACGGTCAAAGTCGGCTTTGAATTTCTTGCTTACAAGGTTCTTTACGTTTTCAAGCAGTAGGTATTGTGGTAATGTTCCGTTTTCGCTTGCTACATTCAGCAGTCTTTCGACCTCGAACAGCAAGCCGCTCCGCGTCCCTTCCTTTATGCCCGCACCTTTGCCTGCGACCGATATGTCTTGGCAAGGGAAAGAGTAAGTCCATAGGTCAGCGTCGGGCAACGCTTTGATAGCACGGATATCGCCGAGATTGTTGACCTTACCGTGCATCGCCTCGTAACTTTGAATTGCGTACTTGTCAATTTCGGATATCGCCACCACTTTGTGCGGCACACCTATGTTCTTTAATGCTTGCGTTTGGCTGCCTATCCCTGCGAACAATTCGATAAGTCGCAACGGGTTTTCCGCCGAATATTCCATTAACTACCTCCCAATAATTTTTCCATAATGTCGTCGTTCGGATTTTTATCGTCCCACTTGGACAGTTTGCTTTCCCTTACGACGAAATAAATCTTTGCCCATACGTCGTTCGTTTGTTTCAGGTACTGCTGCGCCATTGCGACGAACGGCGAGGGCATCGCCTTACCGTTGGTTGGATCTTTCACGAGCAAGCCGTGCTTTGTATTCATATCTTCACACTCCAACCACCGCGCCTTGCAGAATGCATACTCTTCGAGGTTGTAAGGCAGTATCCCCGTCGTGCATCCGATACCTTTCAGCCACGCATACACCGTTTTGTAAATCTCTTTTGCCTTTGCCGATAGATAGGTCGGTGGTTCACTCGGCAGTTCCACACCCGTCGCACCGAAGTCCACGATTTCAATAGGGCGTCTGCCGGGGTTGCCTTCCAACATCTTTTGGGTGGCCGCTTTCTTCGGTCGCCCCGCACCCGGTCTTCTTCCTCCGCTTGCCATATTCCCTCCGTTTTGATTTCCTGATAAAATTGATTTATTTTGATTTCCGTAAAAAATCAAGGGGGCGGTTCGCACCGTCCCTTTAACTTCGTTAAACTTTTGATTTAATTGATTTTTTCTTTTGATTTTTGATTATGCGAAAATTCGCGTTTGACTGCGGCCCCGCTGTTAGGGGTTAAACCTCCAGAGATTCGACTCCCCCTGCCCCTGTAGAAAGACAAAAAGAGAGCGGACTCGCGTCCGCTCTCGTATCAGTCTTCGTAGGTCAGCGTCTCGCCCCTGCTCGCTATCGCTCTCTGGCATCCGTCGCAGAGGTAGCCGAGTTGCATTTCCTTTCTCATCTCGCTAATCGGCATCAGCTCTCCGCACCATCCGCAGAACCCGTACTCTTCGTCGTCGATGTACACGCTGTTCACTCTTATGTTTTCGCCTTCTTCATCGGTGGGTTCGGTGTAGATGTCTACTCGGCGGTCGTCTTTTGCCGCCATAAAACAGTAGTTGCCTTGATGTTCGAGTGTTCCCTCGTCCAGTTCTAATAATTCCACCAGACCTTTACCGTCGTTCTTAACTATCTTATCCATTTTTCTGCTCCTTTCGAGGTGTTTTTCCTCTTGTTTTTTCTACTACAACAATACCGTAAACACACCAAAGAGCCCAGTGTTTTGCGGTAGAATTTTTATTTTTTTAATATTTTTTTCGTCCGAATCGGCTGCCTTCTTCTACTGATTTTCGGCTGTGGCAACTCCAACAAAGCGACTGCAAATTGCTCGGTGCAAACTTATCCCCGCCTTGCTTGATAGGAACAATATGGTCTACCATCGTGGCTTTCGTTCGGATTCCGTTTTTCAAACACTCTTCGCAGAACGGTCGTGCTTGCAATTGCTTTTTACGTGCATACAACCATTCGGGGGTTTTATAAAAATTTTTCGTGAAGTTATCCCTACCGTATTGGTTGTACTGCTTATCCGTCAGCTTTTTATGCTCTTCACAGTATTGTCCGTCTACCAATTTCGGACAGCCGGGATAACTGCACGGACGCTTTGGCTTTCTCGGCATTTGCTTTCCCTCCTGCTTTCCTTCTCATTATAAGCCTGTCCACCGCTCTTTTTGTCCACTTTCGTTTACCGATTGTCCACCTTTTGTCCCTTTTTTCAATTTGCCTTATCCGCAAATAGAATTTCGAGCATTTGAAATGCTCTTTTTTTCTTCTTGTCAATTGCCGATTTGGAATAACCGAGCCGACGTCCGACATTGCGCAGGGACTGTCCTTGCACATATAAAAGCGTTATTATCGCTTGCGCTTCCGTATCGAGTTGGTCGATGCACCTTTCCAGATATTCCATATCCGCTTTTAAGGCGATAACTTCACGACTGCTGCCGACCGCTATTCTCGCTTTATTGATTTTATAGTTTTCCAATAGATTTTTTATTTCTGGCATATCGCTTTCCACCGCCTCTCCGTATTCTTCGGCTATCTCTTTCCGCCGTACCGCTTCTCTTATGCGTAAATCCCACACCCAATCGGTTTCATCTATTGGTTCTAATTTCGACTTTAACCATACGCGCACCTGTCCGTCGTCTTCCAATTCTTTCGACCAATCTTCAGCCGGGCAGATTCCGCGCACTTCCCACATTTGCATACTACCGAATACATCTCCCTTGTAAACGAACAGCATCAACATTCGATCAGTCGTTTCGTCATAAAATTTCGCACGGAAATAATAACCGTTAAAGCGTGAAAATCTGTCGCCGATATATTCTTCGGTTTCCTGCTTTATCTCATTCTTCGGCAGTCGGCAGCCGAACTCGCTCTCATAGTCGAACTCCGCCTCCGCCGTTATCACTACTTTGTTGATTAACATTTCCGTCTTCATTTTACTCCTTCTCAAACGCCGCTATTATCTGCTTTACCTCTTCAACCGTCCGCACGACCACGGCGTATCCGCCCGCTTGAATTATTTGTTTTATCGTTACCGCTTGGAGAACGGTCGTCTTATTCTTCCCGACTTTACATTCCAACCCGATAAATCTTCCACGATAGCACACTATCAAATCGGGGATTCCTGCCGTACCGTACATTCCGCCGTGTTCTTTCCAATAGAACAGGTTCGGCACAGTCTTTAAGTAATCGCTTATCTTTTTTATCAAATCGCTTTCTTTCATATCCTCTCGCCTTTTTACAACAGTAAGTGTCCCAAGTGTCCAAGTGTCCGAAAAATACACTTTTTCACTACGGCTCTAACTCACTCTTGTGGATTTTGCTTTATTGGGTTGTTTTTTACTTTGGACGCTTGGACACATTGGACACTTGGTTTTCTATACAAGGTCAATTTTCATCGGGATTGTCGTATATCGTCCGTTGATATCCATACGGCTGACGCACAATTCGCGTAAATGTATGCGCACGGCTTCCGCTCTTGCTTGCCTTATGTTCTATGTCGTCGCAGTGCAAGCGATATTCGTACTTGCTGATGAGCTTGCCGACGCCCGTTGTGGACTCTGCGAGTTGTTTGCCCGTAATGTCGTACACCGCTTTCATTAAGTCCGCCGCCGAACCTTTCCATCCGCCCATTGGATTGCGTTTGATGAGTTCTTTTATCGTTATGACTATGGGACTGTTCTCGTATTCTTGGCGTTCTTTCTTTGCTTCGATTTCTTCCGCCGTGCCGCGCACTTCCCATAAATAATCAAATTTATTAAACTGCACCACGATGGACGACTGCTCTATATCTCGCCCGGTCATACTCATCGTTGCATCTTCGTCGGCACGCTTTTTCTTTGAGATAACGAACACGGTATCTGCTGCACCCATCAACGCCGTACTGCCGCTTATCATGTTGTACACGTCGCTCTCGTCCGCCATTTTCCGCAAGTGATGCACGAACAGCATCGTGATACGGTTTTTGTCGGCAAAGCGTTTGAGTTCGCCCATTTCTCGGTAGTCGATTGAGTACATCGATTCCTTGCTCGACGGTTTTCCGCGCACCTTTTGCAATGTGTCTATGATAACGAGTTTGATGTTCGGGTACGTCTTTATTTCCTCGACTACCTTTTCCATAAAGCCGTGGTCGATAGGATCGGCGTCGAGTGCAAAATGCACACCGCTCGGCGCACGTTTGCCCTTGAGCATTTTCTGCATACGGTCTTTGAGTCTTGCCTTGCTGTCTTCCAAAGCGTAGTACAGACATTCGCATTTCTTTGTATTGAAGCCCAAGAATTCTTTGCCATCGGCTACCGCTATACACAGTTGCAACATCATCCAAGACTTTCCGAGCTTCGATGGCGCACACAAAAGTGCAAGGCCCGTCGGCAGCATTTTATCCACTATCCAAGTCGGTGGTGCAACGTCCTCGTCTTGCAATTCCGATGCCGTGAAACTGTCTTTCGACGTAGCATACTGCTTGCGTAACCACATTTTTGCCGCTGCAACGTTTTCTTCAAGTTGTTTATTGTTCGTCGTCAGCAGTTCGTTCGGATCTTTGCAGTCGCCCGCGATGTTGAATTCCACGACCTGAACGCCGAGAGCATTAAGTTCGGCATACATCGAACCGCTTGCCTTACGCCCCGGCTCGTCGTTATCGAAGCACAGAATAAAACCGCCGAGCGGCTTTTTCTTTTTGACCTCGTCGACGACTTTCTTCCATCCGCTCGTTCCGCACGTTGCGATTGCGTTTCCTCCGCTCTGATACACCGACATTGCGCAGATAGGACTCTCGACTACGAATATCGGCTCTTTGGTTCGTAGTTTCAAAGCATTGCAATTGAACACAGGCTCTGCGCCTGCGTCTTCCGTCTTCGGTTTATAAAACGCTTTCTCTCCGATACTCCGCGTTTGGTAATATGTAAGTTTGGACGAGTACGGAATGACCGCCGAATTATGATAGGCGTCGTAGCCCAAGCAAAATTTGCGGATTGTCGTTTTATTCAATCCGCGCTTTTCAAAGTAGTCCGTTTTACCGATGTCTGCGATACAGCGTTTCAGGTATTCCGTGATTGTCCCCGGCTTGCCCGTTTTCTTTTCTTCGATCTCGATATGATATCTTTCGGCGAGTTCCCTTGCCGCCTCGATAGGCTCGATGCCTTTTATCTTTGCCACGAACGATATTGCGTCGCCCGACTCGCCGCATCCGAAACATTTGAAAATATTATCGTCGCGCTTGACCGAAAACGACGGAGTTTTTTCTTTATGAAACGGACACAGTCCTTGCCCTTGATAGTTGAGTTGAACCCCGTAATCTTGTACGACGTCGGCTATCTTGACATTGTTCTTTACCGTTTCGAAAATATCGCCCGTCATCGCTTATATCCTCGCTGATTTGTTTTGCGTTGTGTCATTGTCCTCCCTATGCAATAAGGCGGCGGCTCCGTGCCACCGCCTTTGCCCATCGTATTTACTTACTCTTCATCCAACACCGTTACTTTCGTTGCCAGTGCCTTGACCTGTTCGCTCATATTTTTGACGTTCTCAATCTCGGCGTCGACCAGTTCTCTGTCCACGGCGAACACCGCCTGCGAATAGTTAATGCCGCCCGAATTCTGCGCTTTCTTCAGCGTGAACTTGGTTACCACGCCGTTTGTTTTCTTACCTTTCGAAAGTAAGCGCATCACGTATTTCGAGAATTCCGAAAGACTGCCTGTCGGCAGCGAAATAATGGTCGGCAGTGCCTCGCCCTCTCTCAAAAGATAGATTCTGCGTTTCTGCTTGCAAGCCTTTGCGCCGTTCTTGCCCGTACCGAACTTGCTGTATTCGCAGTCTGCGCACTGCTTGACTTCGCCCGTTTCCGCAACCACTCCGACGTGTCCGTCCATAGAGCCGCAGTCGGGAGGATTGTTGCCGCCTGTGTATTCCTCTTCGTAGTAGCAGTTGATAGGATGGTGATACAGTATCACGGCTTTGAACTCTTTGACCGAATCGGGACTGTCGGGATCGTCGCTCGGCACCTCGAACGCCAAGCCGCCGCCCGCCGGGATTTTGATTCTCTCGAACGACGGAGTGAGTCCGTCGAGTTCTTCGGCGAGAAGGTCGCCGAAATTCACGCCTGCGCCGTACTCCGCCACCGCGCTCTCTTCTTTCTTGACCAGTTCTTTTGACATAGTTTTCTATCCTCCAAATTTAATATTTTTTTGACTTTGCCATGCGGATTGTATTCTTCTCCGCTACCTTGATGAGGCCGTCCAACCATTCGGGCAGGACTCCGTTGTTCTCGTTTATGAGTTCCTTGACCGTTGCAGTCAGCGTCTGACTGTTGATGGTGAACAAGTCCTCGAACCCGTTCTTCTTCATCGCTTCCCACAACTCGCCTTTGCGGTCGGGTTCGGGCGCGGGATATTCCTGCGTTACGAGCGAGAACGTCGTACCGTCGCGCTTGAACGACGTTAATTCTTCCGTGACCATTATGCTGATCATTTCCGTGATGACGCCGTCTATCTGTTCGTTGACCGACTTCGTTTGTGCGTCCAATTCGCTCTTCGCTTCTTTCAGGTCTTTGAGCTTATCGGACAGTTCTAATAATCGATTGTCCATTTACACCTCCGTTTTTTATTGCTTATTGATGAGCTCGCGCCAATTGTCGACCATAAGGTTGGCGATATCGGCTTTGTGCTTTAGTGCGTGCAGTATCTTTTCATCCACCGTGCCTTTGCCGACAAGGTGAATATAAAGACACTTTTCTTTCTGACCGATGCGGTGTATCCTTGCCCGACTCTGCTCGTAGTTCGCATACGAAAAGTCCAACGAATAAAATACTGCGACGTTGGCGGCGGTCAGCGTCAGTCCCATTCCCGTGGTCTGCAGTTGTCCGATGAACACCTTGACATCCGAGTTTTCTTGGAACTTCTTCACTTGCTCGGCTCTATCCTGCGTTGCCCCGTAAATCAGCGAATACCCGATTTTCTTTTCTTCGAGCATATCCCTGATACCTTCGATTTCTGGAACGAACCGAGCAAACACCACAACCTTTCGTCCTTCGTCCAAGCAAGCGTCGATTATCTCTTCGAGAGCTTCGAGCTTTGCACTGCTTACTTGCTCCGCTTTGCCGCTTGCATCGTCCCGAATAAATCCGCCCGAACATTGCGAGAGCCGAAGCAGTTGCGTCAGCACGTTCCTTGCCGTTACTTCGCCGTTATTCAGTTCGGCGTAGCAGTCTTTTTCTAACCGCTTATACACCGACTGCGCCTGCGGCTCCAACGGCACGATTCTCGTTTCGTCGATAAACGGCGGCAGATCCACCGCATCTTCTATCTTGATGCGGTACGCTATGCTGTGTACCTTTTCCACGAGTTCCGCCATGTGTCGGTAGCCGATTATCATGCGGTTTTGGTATCCGCCCATTATGGCGTAGCGGTTGCGGAAGAGATAGAAACTCGTCCCGAAGATGCTGTCGTTTAAGAATTTATATTGCGAGAAAATATCGAGCGGACTGCCCGTGATAGGCGTCCCCGTAAGTATGATGTTGTACTTTGTGATTCGTCCCAAACGGTGCAACGCTTTCGCCTGCGATGCGGATGGAGTCTTTATCTTACTGCTTTCGTCGCATACGATTAGGTCTGGTTTCCACTTGGTGATTTCGCTCTCCAACCGCCAACAACTTTCATAATTCACGACAATGATTTGCAGAGCCTGACCGTTCATAAATCCGAACGCCGACCGCTTCTTTTCCATTGCGCCATCGAGTACCGTCAGCGCATATTTGTAGTCGGCAAACTTGCGGAACTCTTCCTCCCACACTCCGACGATAGATTTCGGACAAACGACGAGCATTTTCTTCACGCCACGTTCCGCTTCGAGCGTTCCCGTGATAGCTATGGTCATCATTGACTTGCCCGTACCCATATCCGCAAGCAGTGCCACTCCCTTACTCTCTTCAAAGGTTTTCAATGCAAAGTCGTATGCATTCTGTTGATGATTGTATAGTTTTACTTTAACTCTCGGTGCACGATGCTGGCATTTGCCCACAAACGCACCACGTTGGTTTTTTAACATTCCTTTGAGTTCTTCGTCGAGGTCTGCGCCTATAAGCGACAGCGTGGCGACGTTCTCGTTACAAAGCGGCACTACCCAACATTTATCTTCTGCATCATAGCATCGTCCGTCAATCTCTTTGATGCTTTCCCTATACAAATACGAGTCATATATTCGAATAGTTTGATTATTACGAACCGCTC